ATTTTCAGTTCTCCACATAATTTCAATGTAATCATTAGCAGCCATGTCAACAAAGAAATTCAATGCAGCAATGATATGACTAGGATCACCAGTACCTTTTCTCGCTACTAGGTGAAATCTGCTATTTGAGTTGTCAATGTTTGTTCCATTCTTGCGAAACCAAATATCTACATCTTGACCATCATTTGTGGTGTTTTTAAACTGAATGGAAAACTGTAAATTGTAGAGTCCTGCGTTTGCAACATTTAGTCTTGAACTATTTGATAATGTAACTCCATTAGAGAAGTCAGTTGTGTTAAATGTAATAGGATAAGCAACAGTCGTACTAGCAGCAGTCTGGTCTGTAGAGTCCTGAAAAGCCCCATAGGGAATAGAATCAGCATAAGCCGCAGCAGAAGCAGGTGCAAACAAGATAACGCTGTCTGCGCTAATCCTTCTGTCGTTCAAAGTGGTAGATGTAGCACCACCAGTCGCCAGAGTGACAGTCCCTGTGTTATTGGTCTTGCCATCCATGATGCCACGGACAACTTCAGCAACTTGACGCTGATCGCCACCAAAAGGAGGGAGACTTCTAAACATCAGCGAGTCCCCTGACCTTCAAAATCAACATCCAAAGCAACAGCAGTTTTCCAAGTTCCTGTAGGTGTAATCTGGAATTGATGGAAGTTACCATTAGACCTAAGAGATACCCTGTTCTCTGAGTCAGCCGCTACAGCCGTTCCAAAGATAGCTTGCTCACTAAGTAATGTCCTAGAGGCAACAGCAACATTAGCAGAGCCTCCGTCAATCAAAGGTCTTGCTAGGGTTACTACTGATCTACCACCTGCGTTTAAGTCGCCAGTAACGATGTTTCCTGTAGCTGGCGCTCCGTTATAGGTAATTACACGAGTTCCAGAAGTTCCACCAAGGAAGTACTTACCACCCATGTAAAGGATAGAGTCCAAGGATACTGTTAAAGCATCAATGCTGTTAGAGATCGAATCTAAACCTTCAAGCGTAGTGGCAGAGGTAGAAGCGTCTGAAATGTAATCAGTACCTGCATCGCCATAAGTCCACTTCTGTGTTCTGAAGTTGTAAATAATTAGTTGACGCTGTGCAAATGTAGTTTTGAAGTTCCAGATAACTAACTTGCGTACAGGGTCAACAGCCGCTGACATTGTGTCAAAGCCACTCTCATCAGCGTTTGAGAAGAACCACCGATCAACCTTTTCTGAGCCAATGGCTGTGACTTGCTGTCCATCACACATATAAAAGCCATCGTCACTCAAGAAGAATGTAACACCTTGGATTTGAGCAATAGAACCTGCCGCAATACATCCCTTACCACGAGAGATATTGTCAAATTGGAAAATGAAAGGAGTGCCGACATAACTCATTCGGCTAATACCTTTTTCCATCAAGACAAGACCAAACTCACCACCACGGATGCCAACAATCTGACCACCATCAGGAATATCTTGGAAGTCTGCTTGAGTTACTTGGCTTGTTCCCCATGTAGTCTCATCGTTGATTCCAGACCATCTAACACGAGCAGGATAGACAGTAGAACTCTCAGTCGTAAACGCTGTCACCACGAAATCACGCACGACAGTCAAAAACTTACATATAGGCGCACCAGCCGCTAAGTCAGCAAATGCCGTAGAAGTACCCAATGTGTAGGCTTGCATTGCATCACTATTGTTAGTGCCAATAATCACATTGCCAAACTGAGTAAAACGGAATCTGTCGTTGTTAGCATTAGGCGTATAACCACCAGACTTTGAAACATTGGTCAAAGCACCAACACCAGAAACATCAAAAATCTTAGTTGAGCCAGCCGCAAACAACTTAGTAGCGTTTACTGGGGTTTTCCCTGCTACTAATGTAGTAAGGTTTTCAGAAGCCGCAGCAGAGAAAGTAGCCGCTGTGGGAAGTGGTCCGTAGCCTACAGCCTGAGAAACCACATTCTTAGCGTCAACCAAAGCACCAGTAATGCTTGGTTGGTCAGGCATCCATTCACCAAATGTTAGTTTTGTCGTAGCCATGTGTTACTTCCTTGAGCCTGTATTGTCCATGTGTTGTCATTAGCAGACACAGGTGTCCATGTATTTGTGTCACTAGAAACTACTGTCCAAGTGTTTGAATCGCTAGATACTGGTGTCCAAGTATTCTCATCCTCTGGTACTGGTGTCCAGTTTTCACCAAGAATAACACCCTTGGCTGTGATCGTAGCCGTACCAGTTACAGCCGCAGAACCTGCGTAAATTACGGAAGCAGAAGCCGTAAATTCTGTATTACAAGTAATACTCGCATTGGCATTTTGCTCTCTAATTGCTACAGCAGTTACAGTAGCTGTTCCGCTAATACTACTAACAGCGTTCTGAACACGAATACCAGAGGCGCTTACTGTAGCGTTTCCTGTGATAGCCGCTACACCTTCAGCAACAATACCGCCATTAGCCGTAACAGTTGCATTTCCAGTAATCGAGGCAACACCATCCTTAACGATGCCGCCTACAGCAGTTACATCAGCACTTGCTGTAATACTTGCACTAGCAAACTGAACCCTGATCGCATCACAAGTAACAATTGCTACTGCATCAATTCCTACTGAGGCGTTCTGTACCCTTGTACCTGCACAAGTAACGCTTGCAGAACAATCAATGCTTGCACTAGCGTATTGAACACGAGTGCCATCAGCCGTTACTGTTGCCGTTCCATTTACTGCCGCCCCACCATACTGAACCCTAGTAGCATCTGCTGTTACAGTCGCAGACGCACTCACGGACGCATAAGCATCCCAGAGGGTTACTGATGTTATATAAAGTGAACTATCGAGTGTGAGTGTTAAGTCATCAATGCTAGACTTTAAATTGTCTAGCGAGTCAATCGTCCACGGAGGCAGTAAATCAGCCATCTCACGCCAATGTGACGCTCAACGAACCAGCCGCAATACGGAACACATCGCCAGTTGCAATAGTCTTAGAAGCATCTAGCGGAGAGTGATACAGCAAGTTACCCGCTGTAGAAGCATCACGGATACCAATGTAGGCAACAGTACCCCATGAGCCACCAGCTTGAGGAAACTCAATAGCAGCAGAGTTGGTAGTTGCACCATTGCTAGGCGCACCAAAGGTAATAGACTGACGAGCATAGCTAGTACCAGATACCTCAGTACCTGTGTCAGCGTCTGTTGGGTCAGAAGTGTACAAAGCCAAATACACAGTTGTTGGTGCTGTGTAAGTTGTTGCTCTCAATGTCACATTGATTAGAGCATTTTCGAGGTAGTTTGACATTTCAGCCATAGTTTCACCTTGGAGTAAGTTTCATTGCTAAAGGAACACCAGAGTACTGACCTTGTTCGTCAGACTTGGCAAGAGAGGCAATCGCTCTGTCGTACATAGTTCCCCATGTATTGATTCGAGCGTCATTCATTAAATAAGGCTCTGCCTCAATCAAAGAAGCATAGAGCAAAGCATCAGGTGCGATATTCAAAAACACATTAGATGCGTTACTGCTTGACAGATATGCAGGTGCAGCAAAGTACAACATTCTCAATGTGTAAATGCCATCAGGAGGAGGAGACAGTAAGAACTCGTTAGCCAGAATTGTGTAAGACTTAGGAACACCAACCTCTGATGCTCTTGGGTCATTAGACAATGCCGATGGGCTAGAGTAACTCAATGGCTGAATTGGGTTTGTCAATACGACAAAATCACGAATCTCGATAAAGTCAGCAGGTAACTCAACAGTAGAGTCACTAGATACAGTCGCTGTCGTTACTGATTTTAGCATTTGACGAATACGCAACTCTCTACGGAGTCGATTCTCTGCAAATGTAATGAAGTCTGGAATCTGGCTAGTCAAGTCAGACCGAGCCAGATATCCTGCAATAGATGTTTTTAAATCAGAGTATGTTGCGAAACTCATACTACTCCTGTTCTTGTGCGCCATGCACGATTCATTGGGTCATTTAACCAAGCAGCAAAACGCTTGTCATCAAGAACAGCAAAACCACGCATGATGCCAGCTTTGTTTAGGTCATCAATCACAGTCATTGGGATAGATGCTACCTTATTGCCAAACAAATTATCAGACCATCTTGCTCGTTCATCAAAGGAGTTATATTCCTTTTTGTTCTGCTCAACAATGTCAGAAACATCCTGACGAGTTTGAATAATGATGCCGCCTTCGCCATCAGAATGAACAGCAGTTTGTCTAATGTTTTCCATAACCTAATTCTATCAGTTTGGCTA